GGTTGATAAGAAAATACTTTAATCGTTTCTCTTGTAACAGAAGAACCAGAAGCTGCTGTAACGCTCAAATCAACAAGACCTTGGTTTGTATTAAACGCGACTGCACCCCCAGTAGTCGTGGCTGAAGACCATAAATCGTTGTCATCAAATCTGTGACTAGAATCAAATAGTGTTAATGGGTTTGAAACCCTTAAACGCCCAAAAGCATCTGATTGTGTTGGGGGCAAGGTCACCTCAACCGGACTTGCGTTATTAGAAGCATTCAATAAATTGGATATAGTTTCTGGCACGGAATATGTTTTATTTTTGTATTGTATAAATGAATTTACTCCATTAACCGAGGGTGTTACTTCCCAGATAGCTATATTGTTTACAGGGAAAGTATATTGTACGCCTGCGGGAACTTGTGGATCTGAATTTATTTCAAGAACGGTAGCTTGAACTTGAGATACCTCCCAAACGTTGGCTGCTGCCAATAAATCAGATAGCGTTTCAGAAACAAAAAAAACCTTATCCTGAAGTTTATTATTTGTATTGGGGTAATAAAATATGGCGGCATTAACAGCAGCGATAGGAAGCGTAGCTTCCTTAATCATTATGTCGCTAGTAAGAAAAGAGATTTGTATTGGAAGTTCTAATGGGCTTCCGTCTATCTGATATACTGTTGCTTGTATTTGGTTTGCCATTTTTACTGCCCTTGAAATTCTATTTGGTTAGCGTAATTATTAACCTGATTGTAGTCCAAATTTACGCCAATTATGCGTAAAGCCCTAACGATAATTTCAAGTATACTTGCTACGTCCCAAACAGGCTGAACTGAATTAGCTGCATTGTAAACAGGCACTCCGTTTACATCAAGCGTGTACCCCCAAATCATATCTGGCGGTTCAATAACATATGATATTCTTGCCTGCCCAATATTAAAAGGAGCAAACTGAAACCCGTCATTTTTAATCATATACACGGGCCAGCTTGCAACTGGATCAATTTTGCTATTGTAAATAGAGTAAAAATAATGCTGCTGAACTTCCCTTATTCTTTCGTAGCCATAGGCGCTCCACATTGCATCCGTTTGGAGGTAGTCCCCGTTACTTGGAACAAGTGCTGCTGCGCTTGGGTAGGGGGAATATCCGGCACCGTTAACGGTAAGAAAAGACTCGTAAATAATCGGCGCAAGGCGCTGCCGCACGACAGAATTTTGTCCAAACTCCACTCGTGCGACAGGCCGCCCCGGCTGATACTGCTGAAAATTACCCAGCAGATAGGCGACATAACTTTTCTGCGCGATATTTATAGTGTTGTTAAAATCCTCTGGGGAAACATAGCCTTGCTGGAGATTCTTGCCTGTGATATACAGGACTATTTTATAAACATCGTTGATATTGTACATCTTAACCTAATTGTTGTAGTCTTTCTTTAAATATTCGCCCTTCCTCACTATTGGTTAGAGCAAGGTTTAGAAGGTATTTTTCTGGGTTTTCTGTCTTAGTGTGAGAACCAATAAGTCCTCCACCGTTTGCCCAGTAAACACGCCCCGGCTCACGACCAATTTCAATCTTTGCGTCAATGATAGCTCTTTTAATTAACCAAGCGTACTCCACCTCTCTTGATTCAACAGTACGCTGGAAATAATCTGGCTGTCTTTTAGCGTATATAATATATTCTCTGCGGATTCCATCATCTGTCTTTGGCATACCTAATTCATCTACCAAACGAAGACCAAGGAAGGCTGCGTGTTTTCTCATTTTTTCAACATCCATTCCTTTTGCAAGAATTGCCATTTCAATTTCAAGTTCTTCGCGCTTAAGCATTTCTTCTTGCTCGCGAGCTGGATTGTACTCGTAAAATTCAAAATGACTTCCTGTTTTATTGGAAGGACTTCCAATATTATGTCTTGTTATACGAGCGAACTCAAGAGCGGTTGTATCCCACTCTGGGATTCGCAAAATCTTTGTTCCGCGCAGGAAGCTAAGAGAACGGAGATTGTTTCTTGCATATTCGGGCGTAACATCTTTCTGCTCTTTGAGCCAGATTGTGTCAACACCACTAAGAAGTCTTACTCGTTCCATTTTTCCCGTTTGCGGGTTTATTACGTCATCAATTCCCGGTACATGGACACCACCCTTTCTTGTATTAGATACTAATTTAAAAATGCTGTACCTAACACCCGTGTTCTCTTGTTTTTCATAAACTGGAGATAACACTTCTGAATGTTTTTGTTGGTGTTGGGGAACACCCGGATTTTCCCCTTGCAGACTAAACTGCACATCTGATAATTTTGCCATTTTGTTTTTATTTTATTTGTTTACCATTTAAGCTGCGCGCCCCACAATATGTGGGCGGTTTTGTTTTTGATAATAAAATTCGTGTCCCGATTTAATTGGTTTTCCGCTATTATACTGCGCCGCTCTATTAATTGTTGTTTTAGGGATTCCGTAATAAGAAGATGCTTCGGCTGAAGAAGCGAATACCATCACTTCCCCCGCATACACGCCAATAACAGGTCTTTTAACAGTCTTATGTTTAATAACACCAACTTCTATTTGTAATGGATAGTTGTCGGTCTTATAGCGAAAGACATATCCTTTTGCTTGGCTTTTCCTTTTAGTCAAAGAGTCTGTTATGCTTTGATGACACAATCCAAGTTCTGATGATGCGCTTGAAAGGGAATTATATTCTTTTACAAAGTTCCCTTCTAAATCATAACAAAGTATTTTTTTTCTTATAGCTTCTCTACCTTTTTCCGCACCCCATTCTGGCACCTTAACACCATTTTTCTTATTGTATTGGGAAACCTGTATAGCTTTTCTTTTCTTATACTCTTCTGTGTGGGTTTTCCCATAAAACGGATTGCCTTCTCCAGAAAATAATTCTGATTGCTTTTTTCTTCTTTCAGTATCGTGCATCCAAGTCGAACGCTGTCCGTCGCCACCTAGAGTCATATTTAATCCTCTCGGATTTTTGTAGCAATAGGTATTGAGTTCAGCAATCCAGTAAATCTCCCTTTTATCCAATAAGGCATCTTCAACCTCTTCAATCACTTCTAAAATGTGAGCATCCCAGCCATACTTTCTAAGGCTGTTATGTAACTTCAAATCCTTTCTATTCTTCCTTACATCGCATTTGTACGCATTAACTCGCTTGCGCAAGTCGTGCGTTTTGCCTACATAAAGTCGACCAGAGGGGCTTGTTATTTTATAGATTACTCCCATTTTTTTTAGTTACAAAGGGAGCCGCCCTGTGACTGGGCGACTCACCTAAGTTAATGATTATGAAGCTTGTACGATGACAAACTGGTTTGCGGCCGCTACACGACTTCCGCGATACGTGATCATTTCCACGTTATCGTTCATCTGGCCAGAGGTTGGATTCTGAGATCCACCGCCCCACTGCCAAACACGAATACCATTACCAATTGTACCTCCACGGGGTGGTTGCTGGTACATAATAGTAATGTTCTTATAAAGCTTGCTCGCATCTTTAGCGTCGCGAGTTTCTCCTTGAGGACAGATCATTCCGAAGTTACGGAAGAAGTCTGTAGTAGGAGTAACACCAGATAAGAACTCGGTATTGAACGGACGATACTTCTTAACCTTGAAGTGGTAACCATCAATGCTGATAGATTTAGCACCATAATTGATAGCAGCCTCTTCAGACTTCTCGTTAGTACCCCAAACCCAAGCACCAGCAGGGAAAGCGGCGAAAAGACCATGAGAGAAGTTTTGGTTTTGATAGATATCCTGAAGCCACATATTCTCACTTGCGCATCCGTTTACGTCCATGATACGAGTGATTTCGTGAAGCTTTGCAATATCTAAGTTACCCGGAGTGTAACCTACAGTCTCACCATCAGCAAGTACTTTAGGGATGATACCCTCAGAACCTACTGAAGTAGTTGTAGTCAAACCAGAGTTGTTAACGATATTACCACGCATTAACTTCATCTCTACATCATCCTTGAAACGGACATTTGATTTAACAAGTCCTTTTAGGGTGAAGAGGGAAGTCCCGGCTTGCGCTCCACCTGCAGGAACATCACCAGAGAAACCACCTGTGTAATACACTTCAGTCATTTCAGCAAGGTCAGTTGCAGAGAAAGTCTCACGCATTTCGGTAATGCTGTTAGTGTACTTCTCGTCCAATTGGATCATTGGAGCGTTAGTGTTAGAAGCTTCACCAGCATCCATAATACCACCAAAGATTAATACATCAGTTGCAAGGAAGCTTCCGCTACCAGCAGATGCCAAGCTTTGAGTAGAGATTTTTGGACGAACTGTGAAAGTGAAAGCAGAAGGAACTGTTGAGTTAACAGTTAAGATTTCACCTTCTACGTTTGTAGAAGCAACACGCACAGTTTCACCAATACGCAAAGGAGACTGAGTTCCGCTGTTATAGTGGAAACCAGCAGCAAGAGTCAAAGTGATAGTGTTACCAGCTGTAGCAACTACGTTAGCAGCAGCCTGAACGCCAGTGATCAATTTACCACGATTCTCAAACCAGAAGTAGTCACGGTTTTTAACTTCTTCCATACCTGCGTAAGTAGACAACCACCAAGTGAAGTCTTCGCTACCATACTTTTCAACGTAGTTTTTGTAGTACTGAGGTGTCAATAGTTGAAGATCGGACACCAATTGTCTCGTAACACCACCGGTTAAACTTATATTACCCGGCTGTAGGATGTTCGAGGTAGGAATTCCAAGAGCCATTTTGTTTTGTTTTTAAATTGAAAAAATTGGTTTTTAGCTATTCTTCCAAATGAATTCAATTTGCTTGTCTCGGTCTGAACGCTGGTCTGGGTTGAAAGTGCTTTGGGCTGTCCGGGAAGTCACGGTTACGTTACTCGTTTTTTTGATGTGTTCAGCAAGCCTCTTGGCCGCCGCATCATTAACGAATTTTTGATTTACTCGGCCTTCACTATTTAGAAGTGCCAAATCTTTAACGACCTGTTGGGTGTTAATTTCGTAACCTCCATTCGCGTCAGGCTTTAACCACCTTTCAGCAAGCAGAACATTAGCGTCAAAATTAGAGTCTGCAAATCTTTCCAATTGCGTAGCGACCGCGCTTCTTTCCTCATCCGATACAGCGTAAGATAACGGTATTTCAACTTCCTCGTCTTTTACCGAAACCGAAAAGCCATCAAACGATTTTAAGGCGGACTGCGCATTTTGCTTGAAAGAGTTTATCAAAACTGATTGAGCTTCCAATTCTTCTTGGGTAGGCTCGTAGTTTTGCTCAGCTCCTTCAAATTGTATATCTGGTAAAATAAGCTCACTTTTATACTTCTCCAGTTCGGGACGAGCAAGTTTTGCCTCAATGAACATCTCTGTTTCGATGTCCTTGACTTGGCTTTCCCACGACTGAAGGCGTTCTTGATATTCCTCATCAGACTCAATATCCTTTTGGAAAGGCTTAGAAGGAACACCAAATTGTTTATTAAACTTATATTCTATCTCGCTCGGTGTCAAGTCTTTGTACTTCTGCTGCATATTGAGCTTAATAATCTCAGAAGCGGTTGCCTGATTGAGGTCTGAAGAAGAAAGTCTATCAATCTTTTTCTTTTGATCAAGAAATGAATACAAGTCATCTTCCTTGCCCTCTTGTAAAAGCTTGAAGAATTTTGCACTCTGTTCGTTGGCAAATTCAATATCTGTCTTTGTGTTTGCGTTTTCGCGAAGCTTTCTTAGTTCCTCTATTTCTGTTTTTGCGGCTTCTGCGCTTTCCCATCCAAACTGTCCCTTTAACCACTCGTCTGCATCTACTATTTCCTCTTCGTATTCTTCTTGTGTGTTGGGGGAAGATGCGGGAGTCTGTTCTGCTTGTGTAGCGGATTCTTGTTGTTGTAATGGATTGTCACTCCATGCGTTATCCGAAAATGGATTGAATTGCACATTTGATTGTGCATTTTCTTGTACAGGATTCTGTGCAGATTCTTGTACTTGCTCTTGTGTGTTGTTTTGTGTTTCTGACATAAAGTCTATTTAGGTTAAATAATTAACTCAGCGTTAAGCGATAGATGGTCTTTGCAGCAAGACCAGAAAGCTCTTGAGATCTATTTTCTACATCAAGCAATTTCTTCTCGCAAGCAAATTCATACAGCTCATAAGAAAAATCTAGCAATTCCTTAACTAGCTTTACGGAAGATTCGTGTCCGCCATACTTTGGTACAGGTATACGAATTAAAGAACCAAGTCTTTTCCCATCCATATAACCCATCATCTTTTCTGGGATATCGTCAGAAAAATCCTCAAGACCTTCGTATAATTTACCCAAAGCATTGTGTTCCCATCCGCCTTTAGTTTGCTGATGAAATTCGTGTGCGGCATCGTGAAAGTAAAATAATCTGTCACGGATTTCTTCTGGTGTGATGGAAGTCTTAACCTTCGCTTCTTCCCCAGACATTCTGATTTTAGCTGTAATTGCCATTATTTTTTCTTTTTCTTGGTTTTTAATTTAATTTTCTTCTCTTGCTTGAGCATTTCTTTTGTTGGCTCTTTTGGGGTAGCTCTAGTACGCTTATTTTCCTCTGCCTTTTTTCTAATGTTATTCCAAAGGGAATTTTCAACACCTAATTTATTTAACATTTTTCCAAGTTTTATTTCTTTTAATATCTTTTACAGTATGATAGCTAACACCCAAAAATTTACTAACCTCAAGGGGCTTAAAACCTTTTCTAAACAAATCTTTTATTTCTGCAACTTTTTCTTCATTAACTTTTGCCATATGGTGCTTTGAGCCGCCTTTCCAATTATTAGACAATTTACTCAAATGATGGTTTCTATAATCATTGTCCAACCATTTATTTTTTTGAGACTCTGATTTTGCTTTCTTAACCTCTTCGCTTCTTTTTATTCCATAATTACTACCAGCTATTTTAGCAACATTATATTTTGGTTTTAAATTATCCAAAAACCATTGCTCAAGTTTTAATGTATACTCGGTAGGGCATTTAGCTAATATAGAAAATTGCAAATTATATTCTCCGTATTTGCGTGCTGCTCTTATCAACCTTACGCAAGTTCTACTATTTGTTCTTATATCGTTTACGTGAGTATAGTATCTCTTGTAAAGATTATTTGTGCTTCCAATATAAAAATCAGAATTGATTTTATTTTCTATCTTGTAAATAATACCAAATTTTGCACTATTTTTTTTAATGTGCATCGCTTTATCAGTATTGTTTACATTTAAAATCATTTCTTATAAGGATTTTCTTTGTGCCATTTTTTTGTAGCCCGAACACCTTCTTTTACAGTCTTTGCTCCGGCTTTTTCAGTAAGATCTATTGTGTCCCATTTACCCTTATCAGCGGTAGGATGATTAACCATAATATGGCCTTTTACACCTTTACCTTGTCCAGTAGGACTTGTTTTTTTGTAAACAACGTGATTTTCACCACCACTTCTAAATCTTACCTTTACCTTCATTAACAAATCTTGTAAAGTCTTACTAATACCTTAGTAGCAGTAACTGAAGTTCCAGACAGTTGTAGGAAGCGACCGATATATCCAAAACGGACAAGTCCTGATGCTGCGAGGGAAGTCACGGCAGTACCCGCCGCTAAGTTTGTTCCTTGCACAGCAACAAAGTTTGTTGCCGACACGGCTGATCCATCGGATACGCCTTCAATAGCACCAGAATCGTTGGTGTGCAAGAAGTTTACCGTTCCGCTTGGACTTACCAATTGGACGATTGCGTAATCAAACCCACCTGTGTCAAGTTTTACGTCTGAGTCTGCGTTAAAGTCGTCTGTTACATCTAATACAATTTGAACTGACATATTTTATTTTTTAAACATTAAAGACAATTGTTGCGTTTCCGTAAAGATATCCGGGGTTGTTAGGAGAAGCAAAGCTCAAGTTCAGTTGTAAAGGAGATACCTCAAGACTTGTGCCATAAATATCTACGCGGGCTACACTTCCGTAAACAGAAGTACCGCTTATATACGCTTCTGTACCTACTGGGATATTTGCAAGATTTGACAAGTCACCAGAGGCAAGAGTTACCACAACGTCTTCCCCTCTAAGGGCTTGAGATGCTTTTTGATTTACTAATGAGATTGACATTTTTATATTTTATTTTTATTGTTCGGGAAGTGGTGGTTGTTCCTCTGCGGGCATTTCTTCGGGAGCCACTTGTTCCCCCGCACCCTGCTGCATTTGCTGTTGAGCTGCGGCTTGGGCTGCCTGCATTTGAGCTGCGATTAATTGTTTTTGTTCGTCTGTTGATACTACGGCTGCAAGACCTACATTTTCCATAACAGCATCAATAAGTGGTTTGATTTCTGCGGGAATAGGAAGTCCTGTTTCCATAGATTTTAAATAAGCGGCAGTGGCCATCTGTAGTACGGCGGTTCTATTCTGGGCCTCGGCGGTCATTTGAGCGCGCTTGATGTCCATCATGCCTTCTTGTTCCTTTGTTGCGCGCTTTTCTTGTTCGGCTACTTGGGCTGCTTGTATTTGCCCTTGAATCGTCATCTCTTGATTCTGTGCCGCTGTTGTTTGATTGTATATAATCATTTTCTTTTGCGCCCTTCTAAATAATGCTTCCGCTAGCTTCACATCTTCTTTAGCTACACGCATTAATTGGAAAGGATCTACAAATAGTACAAGGTCGGGGGAAGATGCGAGAGCCTGTTGGAGCATAGCGTCAAATCTCGAAAGCTCGTATTGGTCAGGAAGCATCTGTATTCTTGAATTGAATATTCTTCCAGCCACATCATCCGCCTTTACAATATCTCTATATACGCTTGAACCGTACTGAACTGAAGTCTTTAAAAGGGAAGCCACCTTTTTGGCGGTATCAGCCATACAATTAGTATATGCCCAATAAAAATAATCGGTAGCGTTCTGGGCAACCTGCTCTGCTGTATTGATATTAGATACCGCAACACGGGGCTGAAGAGCGCTTGAAATCAAGTTCGGATCTTCCCCTAACTCATCTTTTAATATCTGATAGTGCTTATCGTAGAGAAGTATTAAGCCCTGAAGCTGGGACAAAAAGCCAGAATTTGCAAGTTCTGTAATCGGTACAGGTACATTATTCCCTTCGGCGTCACGTCCACGATAATAAATGTCTCCCGTTTGATCGTAGAGTTTTTTAACGTCAATTGCTTTGTTTCCATCTCCGAGACCATAGTCTATGTTTTGAAGAGCGTCCCAATTTACGGCAGCTCCCGTTGGGCGCATCTTAGCAACAAGTTGTTGCATCTTTAGACGCGCAATAATCATTTGGTCTACGGGTTCCTGTATTTTTTCTGGTATGGCGAGGGAAGTCATGTCGTAGTTCTGCACCATATAGAATGTGTACGAGAACTCAGCATTACCAATTTCTTTTGGATCTTGAGGGCGAATCATATTCCTTTTAATCCCCCACTCAAGCATTGTATTTGTAGGGCGACAGAATACGCCGCGGTATATATTCCATTTAGTGTCAGCAATAACTTTTTCGTTTTCTGACGGCTTTTCTGGGCGACCTTTCTTTACAATAGTTGATTTGTTCTTTTTTGTTGTAACAACTGTGTAGTCGTCACTATCAACCGTTTTAAGCTCAAACTCAATTACGTCAATATTCCATTCATCATAAGGACGAAGGAAGGTTACATTCCATTCGGTAAGCCAAGTAATATTATCGTAAAGTTGAAACTCCTTTGAAAACTGAGCCATCTTCCAAATTTCCTCTTCGCTTATCTTTCCCCCAAACTCAGTTCCATATTTTCTGCGAAGTTCACTTATCTTATAAGTACGAATTACTCCACGCCAAGTTGTGTCGCGGAAGTCGGGATAGCTTGAATAAGAGTAAAAACAGTTTTCAGGCTTTAGCCAATCAACGTGAATTACACCTTGATCATCCATCCAAGTATAAGTTCCAACAAAGCCACACTCGGCGCTGTCGTGAAGCATTTTTTCTTTTAACGTATCAAACCAGCCATTAGAAGCAAGCACATCGTTACAGCCTATTTCATACTGAATCTCTTCGGGCAGTCTTTGAAATTGAGATTGCCAAAGTTTTAATTCTTCTTTATCTTCTGGTAGCTGCTCTGCTTCTGGAAGGATTTGTACGCCAGACTCTTGTTGTAATCTCTCAAGTAACTTTCTATTTTCAATAATAAACTCAAGATTTTCGTACTCTTCCTTCTTTTGTTTAGTTGAAATAGAATCAATTGCTGTCACCTTAATCTTTTCGCTTCTAGACATCCATCTTCCTACAAGACCAGATATAACGCGATTAACAATGTTGATTGATTGCCAATTGATATTAAGATAATTAACTTTTCCATTGAACTCAAGCAAGTCTTGGAATTTACTCATTGGTACGCGACCATTTGCATAACCGCGATTTGTTCTCCAACGAGCATTTCTAACCCAAAAATAACTTGATATACCACCACGAATAGTGGAGTCAATATATTGTGCTAATCGTTTACCGTAGTTCCAATCGGACTTTTCCTTGATAGTTAATTTATCAAGCTGAAAAGTTTTAAGGGGTTGCGCGGAATAATCCTGCATTACTTCGCATATTTATTCCATACAAATATAATTCTTTTTTACGAAAAAATTTTTTATTATATCGCCGCCCCGTTAGGGTATATTTTTACTAGGGGTGTTTGGGGAAGTGGCGGCTTGTAAATTGGCTCCAGTCCCGCAACAAGGGCAATCATTGCGCTTACCGTTCTGTCGCTTGGGGTACGCTTGGATGGCTCAAAGTTCTTAAGATCTTCCAAAAGCTCCAACCAATATATCTTTTCGCAATAGTGTTCAACGTAGCTAATCATTGAATCGTTTTGCTTGGTCATAGCAAAATCTGTTACAGGAAATCCGTAATGCCTTTCTACATCCTTCTTCCTCTTGCTTGGATCTATTGCGTTTAAAGGGAACTTAGCAAGATAACCCAGCTTGCCCCTATTCTTAAAGTAGGTGTAATAGTCGTCTGCGACAAATTCGTAATAAACTTGATATCCGAGATACTCGGCGGCAAGTATGATTTGATTATGAAGCTCTTCCTTTTCGTTTGGTCGCCCGTAAAGGTGGCCAGTAAATAGTCCCGTATTTAGGGGATCTCTTAAATCGTATTTAGAATAAACCCAAGCGGAAGCTTTAGATCCGTATCTTTTACCGCCTTGCGAGTTGGAGTATCCATCCACCCCAATAACGCCGATATCTATTCTTCCCGGCCTCTTGGTGCCATTATCGTAATAGTGTTTATTTACCTCACTCTTTAGGTTAAGATCGCTAACAAACTCCCAAGCAAAGGTCTCCGTGTCCCTCGCATCCCTCCATCTTATTGATTGATTAATCTCATCTCTGTAAAATATAATCTTTCTTTTGGGTACTGGACTCTCTTTTAGTCTTTCTATCTGCTCGTTAAGCTTGACTACATTAAATATACAGTCGGCGTTTGCCGACATAAAAGCCTCAACCTCGTTGCAGGGATTCATACGAATCTCTTCCTCAAGGTCGTCCCCGGTTCTTCCTTCGCGTCTCTTTAATATATAAGCCTTTGCCCCTAACTCTATATCCTCTTCACTAATCTCACTTATTGTAACCCCGTTTTCGTCTGTTACAACCCATTTGTCAACTAGGTATTTCTTTTGTTCTGGTGTCGGGGAATTGATGACAGAGAATCCGTATTGATCTATAAAACCCTCGTATCCGTCAAAGGATGGACTAAAATACCTTACAAGTCTGTTAATTGTGGGGGTTCTTTTGTCTACGTCAGCATTTTCCCAAAGCAACTTGAACTCAGAACCCCCTTTAGACATTTTATTAACCGTAGAAGGCATTTCAACAAAACCGACTCTTTTAACACCCTTTACAAGCGTCTTTGAGATAATCGCAAAAAGCTGTGAAGCTTGAATCTCTTTTTCTAGTTTACCAAACTCATCCAAGAGTAGTCGGCTCATACGACCACGGTCATAAGCGTTTAGTACAGGCGCGCGGTAGTTAATCTTAGACCTATTACCCTCGTCTTCTTTTTGGGCATCAGCAAATCCTTCTTTTACATTTGAAGCCTTCTGAGCAAACACAAGCTCTGTAACGCTATCCTCCCTGTTTATCTGCTTGGGCTTTAGAAAGGCGGGTAATTGCCTATACCCATAGGCAACCATCTCCGTAAAGGTTGCGCGCCCATCCTCGTTAGACTTAGATACAAGACCGCAGTTAGAGTTCTTGTAAAATATTGCCTCGTAGACAAGATTTGATGTTGCTTGGGAAGACGCACCCTCACGGCGCTTTTTGGAACGGATAACCCCTAAAGCCCACGGCACATTTTCCCAATGCTCCAAAAATGTAAAATAACGCCTATCGCAATCTCTGTATTCCGGCCTTGAACCATCCTCTAGCGTCCACCATTGAAGATAGAAATAGTATTTTTTGGGTATGTAAAAAGAGCTTCCATTTATGTAAACCCAAATACCCTTCTTGCATTTTTCAAGCTCTGTTATTGCGTAATCCTCTTGTTCTTCTGTAAGTATTAGGTCACCAGACTTCGTGTATTCAACCTTTTCAAAAAACGAGGGCAGTTCTTCCCTAGCCCACATCTGCTCATCCTTTGGTTTATCCCAATTAAGGATTTTTTCGTGCGGGGGAACATCTGGTAGCTTACATTTCGTCCCGTATATTAATTCAAAGTTCATTAAATGATTCGTAATAATTAAGTTTTGCTCTTTTGTGTGAGTTAACCCAAATGTATTGAGGCATTAAATTTTTATAGTTACACACCATAGCAACCTGTTCTTTATTATTCCAATCAACCTTGGATAAAGGATAAATATGGTCTATATTCCATATTTTACCATAGTTGCTCCAATTCATATCTGGTTTAAAAAGCTTTTCAAAATAAGTCTTTAAAAACTTAGAATCGCAGCCCAATAATTTGGTAGTTCTGAATTTTTTTTCTGCAAAAGCTGATTTTACGGCAATCCTATGCCTATCTCTTAAGTTTCTTAATAACTTAAAGCTTGGATCAATTGCACGCCTCTTCTTTTTATACTCATTATCCTTAAGTATTTCTATATCTCTTCTTTTTAAATACTTTTTTCTTCTTCTAATTTTTTCTTTTTCTTTATTATTGTCTCTGTATTTTTTTGCTCTACCATTATCACATACCTTACAAATAAACTTTTTCCCACAGTATTTATCTCTATTCCATTTATAAAAATCTTCTATGTTTTTTTCAATTTTACAATCTGAGCATATTCTTTTTTTTGTTGATTTTAAATCATTAAGATCTACCCACCTAAGATTTTCTGCCCTATTATCTGTGTAATCTTTATTAATATGTTCAATGTATTTTTTGTTAAGCAAATTTGGTATAAACGATTTTGCCACAAGCATATCTACCGGGGCCGCTGTTTGCTTTCCTGATTTTAAAATGTAAAAAGCAACATAACACCTATTGTTCTTTTTTTTTATTTTTAATAATTTTTCACTTAAGTATGTTTTTTTTAAACCGTTTGCAAATCTCTCACAGCTTTTTACTCTACCCAAATTACTAACTTGGTAAATATTTTCTTCGTTTATATGCTTCCAAACTTCTTCCATTACCTTTTTTTACCTTGGCCCCTGTATACCCTTGACTTTCTATCGTGTTTGTTCCTTGACTTTTTTGCTTTCCCGCCTTTAGTCTTAAAAAAGACTACTTTTCTTGAGTCGCTTGATGATTTTGACTTTGCCATAAATTAACTTCTTACGTCTGCAATTCTTTCTAAAAATGGTTTCTTTTGCTCTTCTTTCTTAAACCCAATACTTTCTCTTAGCGAGCGTATTGATTCGCTTACCGCACTACTCTTTTCAAGTATCTTAAATATCCTCTCAAAACTCTTATCCTTGGCGTCATCAATATTTACATTCTTAAGATTGACGCTATTTAATAGGTCGGCCATTTCGTTTGCCTTTCTTTGCAAACTGTAAAATAGCTTTTCAACACCATTATTTTTATAGCCCTCAAGCTCTTTTTCAAGCTCGGCTATTCTATCTTCAAGAATTTTTTTTCCAGCGTCAGTCATACGATAGTTTTTGCAGAAATGGGTGTTAAGCCAACAAGAAGTTTTCCTTTATTTAAAAGCTCTGTCAAGTCTTCCCGAACAGCAATAACCTCTTCTCTTTCGTGGTCTTCACCGGGGAAGTGACGGAATCTAATTATACTTTCTTCTCTACCTTGTCTACCTTGAAATATTATCTCGTAGTCGCAGGATTTTAAAGTATGAACAATCTTGCCTTTAAATTCTCCTGTTGTGGCATACAAAATATCTGGCATTACTTTTGGTTCAATACCATCCAAGAGTCCATCGTATGGCCTAAAAACCCTTAACGCAAAATCAAAACCTTTTAACGGCTTCCATTCTTCATCAAACCAAGCATAACATTGCTCCACAGGAACGGAATAGTATTTAATATCGCTTCCCTCTATTTCTCCAGAAAGACTTGCGTAGTTGTTTATCTTGTAAGAGTCGTGAGTCATATTCGGGTGTATTAAAATTTCACTACCCTCCTTTAACCCATCTCCATCAATTACAATAGCATTAACTGGATGCGTCTCTCTTTTATTGAGATTATTCCAGTTTCTTTCTAGTCTTATTTTTAGCCCACCTTCAAATGTGTAGCTATTCTTGCTTTCGTGATCTACGCTAATAATTACTTTGCCCTCTACGGCCTTCATAAAGTTGTTTGTGTGTCAGTAAATATACGAGAATTATTTCTTGTATCTCATAATTGGCGATTTTTTAAATCGCTCAATAGCTTCTTTTGTTTTCATTTCAAAAATAGCTTCTTTAGCCATTTTATTTACTTTTTCTTGCTTTTTCTTGTCGCCATAAAAATCCTCTTTCTCAAGCTCCTTAATCATCCCAGCCTCTCTTTCTTTTACACTAAGGGGTTTTTCAACTTTGACAACTTTAATACTTGCCTTTATAGCAGGCTTTTTTTTCTTGCCATAGAAGTCTTCTTTTTCAAGCTCCTTTATCATTCCTGCTTCTCTTTGCTTTGCAGTTAACTGAGGTTTCATTATTTTTTATTTTTATTACGTTCTGAAATGTTTTTAGCTTTTGCTTTAGCGTCAGCCTTTGAAGAGGCGCCCCAAGCTCTTAATGATAAAAGCAAGCGAGTTGGTTTTCCATCTTTATATTCCGGCCCCGGCATACCACCCATACGAGCAAGAAAGCTTGCTCTACGAGGATTGTCTCCAGACTTTACGGGAGCCTTTAAGGTTCCGCCAGTCTGTGCTTTATATGAAGCGCGCCCCTTTTCATTTAACCCTCCTTTTGGATTTTTGCCTTCAGAGCGAGACCAAGCGGCGCTTTTAAATCTAATTTTTGGCATAAAATACCTTTTACCAAAGTTAACATTTTTTTGCCACCAAATAAAAAGAGTACCTATCCTCCCCCACATCAAGACCGTCCTCAATAATTTCAAAATAAGGCAGAAAATAGGGGTGTCCCGTAAAGTTTAG